TGGAAGACAAACTACAATCGAAGATATTGACCAAACAGCAGACACATTATTAGACGTAGTTGAAAAATTAAGACAACTATCTCCACTATGGGACATGTACCAAGACGGCGTTGATATGGAAGCGTTCGACTGGGATGAGTACATGCATTAAGGAATTATTATGGCATATTCAGAAGAAGTAACAAAAAGGTTTAAAGGTGTATTATCAAATCCTGAAGGATTTAATGTAGGAAAGTTTGATCCAAAAGATCCTAAAGTAGCAACAGGAATGTCCGGAGCGCCGGCCTGTGGTGATGTAATGCGTCTACAACTTAAATTAGACGAAGATGATAAAATTGAAGATGTAGTTTTTAAAACATATGGTTGCGGAAGTGCTATAGCAAGTTCAACAATGTTTGTTGAAATGCTTAAAGGTAAAACAGTAGACGAAGCAAGACAAATTAAAGATAAAGATATTGCAGAAGCATTAGATTTACCACCAATCAAAATACATTGTTCTGTACTAGCAGAAGATTCAATTAAAAAAGCTATCGACGATTGGGATAAAAAGAGAGAAATAAGACAGCACAACGGAGGACCTAAATAATGCCAGCAAAATTTAAACCATCACAAACTATTAGAGATAAGGCCTCTGGTAAAAAGAAAACACAACACTTTTACTTAAAGTCAACTCCAACTATTGAACTTACAGATTATTTAGAAAGCAGTAATGCAAGACCAAAAATAAAAGTTAAGGTCCAACGGGAACTTGTTCGTAGAGGAGTAAAATGAACTGGTGGGATCGATTCTTAGAGTGGGGTTGGCAAAGAGAAGCCAACAGGCAATTCGCTCAGGCCCAAGCAACTATAGACGATATAGGTCACATTACTAAGCCTGCAAAAAAAGTAATTGATGTCATGGAAGATGATATCGATCCAAATGAAGTTACAATAGAGAACGCATACAAAACAAGATGGATATGGTACCATACAATACTAGCAATAGGTATTTTTATGACAAACGTATTACTAATAGCCATTTTAACAGCATTAATTATTAAGTTATGAGTATACAAGAAGTAATAGGATTTAGTTTTTTATTTGTAATAGTAGCAACTGTATTAGTAATACTATCTTGGTTTATGGCAGAACTAATACACGGTAAAGGCCTTGGTACAAAAGGAATTGAAACAAAGCCTTATAGATCTAAATCAGGAAAGGTTCGCACAGCGAGAAAATCTAGACAAAATCACATAGTATAGTGTCTTACCCAAATCCAACCCCAACACCCCCTAACACTATAAGAATGACTGTTGAAGTTGAAATACCTTATGACCTTGAAGTAGTACAATACGTTGATAAGGGCAAACAGAAAATTATTGATTATATTAACAGTGATAAATTTCAGTCATACGAAATGATAATAGGACCTAATAATGATTAAAAAGTTTTTTAACGATATTAAAGAGGAACTTAAATCAGCTCACTGGTTATGGTGGGTAATGTTATTTTGCTTATTGGTACTATTATAATGAAAAAAGAATATGACTGGTGGCTTAAACCGATTAGTCCTGAAAGTAAAGCAATTCGTGAACAAGGAAAAAAGATTGATGCCTACAGGGCAGGGATAAGAAATGAAAAAAGAAAAAGTACTCCAATACGCAAATCTAGCGCCAAGTGAATCTATTATAGAAAAACTAACAGAAATTCACCCAATGAAGCAAGTCTTTTGGGCTTCAATTATTCAAATATCTGTGTTTGGTTTCATGCTTCTAGCCTTCTTTATTATAGACAAAATCAGCTAAATAATAGTACAATATAATAAACACACGAGGGCACTTTATGTGGGAAATGATCGAGAGAATGGCGGACGACCGTCTATGGATTTATACAGCAATAGCCGGTAGTATATTTGGTGCATTGTTCATTGCATACATGCGTGATACTAAAATGGCATTATGGGCATACAGTAAATGGGACTGGTTACTTGATTCTCTTAGAGACAGGTATGGATGGACTTGGTTAGATCAAGATCCTGATGCATGGAAGACGATCAATCCTAGCATAGCAAAAAAGATCGAAGAGATCGATGCTCGCTTATCTAAACTTGAGGGAAAGAAAAAATGAGTGAAGACACACAAACTAAGAAAGTTAATATTGAGCTAGAAGTAGATACTAGCACCGTAGACAGTTCTAAAAACAGATATCAAGGACTTATTGATATGGCAAGAGCTGTTGATGCTTGGAGAATATTTCCAAGATTATTCTTAACTGTTTATATTATTTTACTTTACAAATGTGTAATTTGGTATATGGACTTAGCGGCTCCTACAATGGAACAATCAGGTTTAATTAGTATTGTTGTTGGTGCGGGTGCAGCATGGTTTGGACTATACACCGGAACTAGCAAGAAGTAGCTCACTAACAAATAAGTACTAGTATGGACTATTATGACGTACTAGGCGTTCCTAAAGGCGCTTCTGCCCAAGAACTTAAAAAAGCATACAAGAAACAAAGTATGAAACATCACCCTGACAGAGGTGGTGACGAAGAACAGTTCAAAAAAATTAACGAAGCATACGCAACACTTAAAGATCCCCAAAAAAGATCTGAGTACGATAATCCAAGTCCGTTTGGGCAAAGTGGATCACAAGGATTTAATGGTGGACAAGGGTTTGCTGGTTTTGAAAATATTAATGATGTTTTCAATAATATGTTTAGTGGAGGATTTCAGCCTAGAGGAAATATGGATGTAACCTTAGGCATTAAGTTAACACTAGAAGAATCTTTTAGAGGTAAAAGTTTAATTGCTAATTACCAATTAAACACAGGCAAACAAGAAACAGTTACTATTGATATTCCTAAAGGTGCAAAGGACGGCGATACAATTAGATACCAAGGACTTGGTAATGAGTTTCCTGGACGAGGTAGAGGCAATTTAAACTGTAGGGTACAAATACAACCGCATAGACTTTATAGGCGTGACGGAGACAACTTGTATACTCTACACAAAGTAGATGCACTGGGCATGATTACTGGATGTAAAACTATAGTACAAACAATAGACGGTCGTAAGTTAGAACTAAAGATACCTAAAGGCACACAGAATCAAACGACATTCAATATTACAGATAATGGCATGCCTAATATAAACACAGGTAGACGTGGAAACTTATATATAACTATAGAAGCAGAAATATTTAAAACTGACAGTGAAGAACTACTAAAATTGATTAGAGAGATAAATGAGAGAAGAAATGAAATTAGTTAAAAGCCCAGATCCGTGGTTAGAAAAAACAGTAAAAGAGTTTGATTTTAATGTATTAGATGCTAAGTCTATTGCAGAAGAAATGATTACACTTATGACTGCAGAAGGCGGAATTGGACTTAGTGCTAACCAAGTTGCATTAGATGCTCAAATTTTAGTAATGAAACCGCACTTGTTAGAAAATAAAGAACCGTTTGCAATGATCAATCCTACAATTGAAAGTGTAACAGTTAATATGGAAAATATGCCAGAAGGATGTTTAAGTTGGCCTGGGCTAATATTATCGGTAAAACGTCCTAGAGGAATTATAGTTAAATATCTTGACACAGACGCTAAAGAGTGTATAATAGAATTATACGATTTAGATGCTAGATGTTTTTTACATGAATATGATCACTTACAAGGGATCGAATTTGTAGATAGAGTATCTAGATTAAAATTAGATTTAGCTAAGAAAAAAATGAGAAAACAGAGGAAAAAACAGTATGGTTGAACCAAGTAAGGAACTACAGTTAGTTTTTGATAAAGCAATAAGTGATGCTAAGTCGCTTCAGCACGAATATGTTACACTGGAGCATATCATGTTTGCCATGCTTTGTTCTGAGAACTTTTACAACATAGTTCAAGGTTACGGAGCAGATCCTGATTTTGTAAAATCAAACTTAGAGCATTACCTTAAAGAAAAACTTGGTGATATTAAAACTGAAGAAACAAAATATAAGCCAAAGAAAACATCATCTGTAGAACGTGTTCTTAATAGAGCATTTACACAAGTGTTGTTTAGTGGCCGTCCTGAAATTACACTTCCTGATGTTATGTTAAGTTTACTCAGTGAAAAGAAATCAATGGCTACTTACTATCTTGAAGAAGTAGGTATTACGAAAGAAAAATTTGCTGAATATATTAATTCAGAGTTCGAAGCTGAATACGAGGACGAAGAAATAAGCGGAGCCGCACAAAAGGCGTTACGTGCATTTACTACAAACTTAAATGACGATGTTAAAAAGAACAAAGTTGATCCTGTTATTGGACGAGCCGAAGAACTAGAATCACTTGCATTAGCACTAGGTCGTAGACAAAAGAATAATGTACTAATGGTCGGTGATCCAGGTGTAGGTAAAACAGCAATCGCTGAAGGCCTTGCATATAATATTGTTAATGATAATGTACCAGACTTCTTAAAAGAGTTCAGTGTGTATAATCTTGACATTGGTAGTATGCTTGCTGGTAGTAAATATCGAGGCGACTTTGAAGAGCGTTTTAAACTTGTATTAACAGGCTTAAAAAGCAAAGGCAAAACTATCATGTTTATTGACGAAGCTCATATGATGAGTGGAGCAGGAGCTGCAGGTAGCAATAGTGCAAACGACTTAGCAAATATGCTAAAGCCTGCTCTTGCTAAAGGTAACATTAAAGTTGTTGCGTCAACTACATGGGAAGAATATCGTAAATATTTTGAAAAGGACCGTGCATTAATGCGTAGGTTCCAACGTGTAACAATTGACGAGCCTAGTAATGAAGTGACTAAAGATATTTTACGTGGTATTAAGAAATACTATGAAGACTATCATGCAACTACTATTACAGACTCAGCAATTGATGCGGCTGTAAAATTAAGTGTAAAGTATCAATCAGATAAGAAATTACCTGATAAAGCAATTGACTTACTTGATGTAGCATGTTCAAGATTCAAACTGTCTAATACTCCAGAAGGAGAGCGTACAGTTAGTGAAGAAGAAGTACAATTTGAACTTAGTAAAATGATTAACCTTCCAACTGAACAAGTTGCTGAAAGAGAATCTGGAAACTTAGTTAATCTTGATAAAAATATTAAGAAAGTTGTATACGGTCAAGACACTGCTGTTGACGAAGTTGTTGATAAGATACTTGTTAGTCAAGCAGGTCTAAAGCCAGAAGATAAGCCTGTAGGTTCATTTGTGTTTATGGGACCAACTGGTACTGGTAAAACAGAAACAGCAAAAGCACTATCAAACGAATTAGGTGTTAAACTTGTTAGATTTGATATGAGTGAATATCAAGAAAAACATGCTGTAGCAAAACTAATTGGTTCTCCTCCAGGTTATGTAGGACACGAAGAAAATGCAGGTTTGTTAATTACAAAACTTCAAGAAAATCCTAACTGTGTATTACTACTAGACGAGATTGAAAAAGCACACCCTGATGTTTCACAACTGTTGTTACAAATTATGGACAACGGTAAAGTTACTGGATCAAATGGTAAAGAGGCAGACGCTCGTAATAGCATTATTATCCTTACAACTAACTTAGGTGCTAAACAAGCAGAAAAGAATTCAATCGGATTTGGTGACGAACAAGAAGAAGTTTATGAAGATACTGAATTGAAAAAGTTTTTTGCTCCAGAGTTTAGAAATAGACTCGACGGTGTAATTACATTTAACAAACTTGGTAAACCTGTAATGATGAAAATTGTTGGCAAGTTTCTTGTTGAACTTAAAAATATGGTTAAGGACAAAGGAGTTGTTATTAACATTACAGATGAAGCACTAGACTACTTAGTGGATAAAGGCTTCGATCCAAAGATGGGGGCAAGGCCATTACAACGTGTTATTGATAAAGAAATTAAAAGACCTTTATCAAGAGAATTGTTATTCGGTAAACTAAAAACTGGTGGAACACTAACAATCGACATTGTAAACGGTGAGGTCTCTCTAAATGTATTAGAGGAATCGACAGTTGAAAACACATGATACAACTAAACTTTTTTACGATCAATACGTATACAAACTAGTAATCAACAACGGTTTAGCCGATATATTTCGGAATAAAAATCTAACTCATGCAAGAATGGTACTTGACAGGTTAGATAGTGCCGAGCAAGACGGTGAACCGTTAGTTGTACAACGTATGCGTAGAGAGATTCCTGTAACAACAGCTCACTTTAATGACGCAAAAAAGTTAATTCGATTCTTGTATAACTTTGACGACTATACATTACGTATCGAACTATCTCATATGAGTATATATTCTAACTCAAAAGAATGGCTTACATCTATTAAGAATACACTAACTCCAGAGTGTTTTAGAGAGTTTTGGGAGCCTAACTCAGCATATACACTTAAACCTAATGTTATTATATCTGACTCGTATCCTGAATTTGATTATAAAGTTACTTTAGGCAGAGCTAAAGGTACTCCTGAATTTGCTAAATTTGTACATAATAATCCTAATTTAATTAAGGCAGGCCCTACTCTAATTAGAAAGTGTGAAGAAAGCAGTTATGTAGACGGATATTATTTTTTTGTTAGAGATGAGAAAAGTCTTGCATTAATTAACTTATTTTTAAGCAATATTCGCCGAATTGATAAAATTGTCGCTATGTAGTGTTTTAGATAAATACTTACATGGCACAGAGCGAAACAATATTATCTAATCAATCACACCCTGGTGATAGTACAATAGAATCCTACACAGGTGAAAAGTATAAAGGCGACGGTTATTATGGCCGTGCAGACGGTTTACATACAGTACAATATAATATAACCGGATTTATAGGTAAGATTAAAATGCAGGCAACACTTGCAATTGATCCAACTTCTGATGATTGGTTTACACTAGATTCAACAGAACATGACGATAGTGCATCTGCAACAGGCTCACATATTAAAAACTTTACAGGTAACTATGTATGGGTAAGAGCTGTTGTAAGTAATTGGACAGATGGAACAGTTACTAGTATTCAATTAAATCATTAAGGAAGCATCATGGAACACTTTATAAGAGTAGTAATGGAAAAACAGGACACACTAAGCGAAGGCTTAAATGAGTCAGTATTTCCAGGAAGTTATGTATTTGAATCAGAGCAAGGTGCTACGATATTTGAAATGCCTCTAGCAAAAGAACTTACATCAGAAGAAGCAGACGAATTTGCACAAAAATTAAGTGAATATGTATTTGATCAAGGTTACAATGATTTTGACATTGAAATATCTACAAATGATAAACTCGACGAAGACGAAGAAACATACGAAGACGATGATGACTTTTTTGAAGAATATGGTGTTTTGTGGTACAACGAAGATGATGACCCGATAGACGAAGCAGAATATCGAGGACGTAAAGTTAAATTAGGCAAGCCTATGCAAGGTGATGTTAAGAAGTTTAAAGTTTATGTTAAAGACCCAAAGACAGGTAATGTTAAAAAAGTAAACTTTGGACACGGTGGTAGTAGTGTTAAAGGTAAGTCAATGAAGATTAGAAAAAATAATCCAGCTGCAAGGCGCTCATTCCGTGCTAGACATAACTGTGATAATCCAGGACCGCGTACAAAGGCAAGATACTGGTCATGTAGGAAGTGGTAATATGCGTATTGACGAGTTAGGAAATAATAATAGTAATTTAAGATTAGATTTTGATAACGTAGAAGACTTATGTATTTTTATACGTAATAATCCTATGTTTTATCGTAAGCAATTTTTCCCATGTATGGCTAATATATCTGATAAACTTGATGCAGGTAAAAAATGTGATCCAGTTAAAGACATAGGTCCATGCGTTGATAATGCTTGTGACGCTTATTGTAATGCATATGATTTGCCACATGACTCTAAAACATTATTTCCGGTAGACGACAGACGTGCCGCAATAGAAAAACTATATGCAGAAGAAATGCCTAATGTTAAAAAAGGAATGTATAAGGCTGAATCATCATGTTCGTAAGAGAATTATTCGAAGCAGAAAAGAAAGTAGCGGTTGCGGCATTTGGTCGTATGAATCCACCTACTATTGGACATGAAAAACTTGTAAACAAAGTAAAAAGCCAAAGTGGTGATCATTACATTTTCCTAAGTCAAACACAAAAACCAAAAGATAATCCACTACCGTTCGATGAGAAATTAAGATTTGCCAAAGAATTTTTTCCCGGTGTTAACGTAGGGCATCCGCAAGTACGTACACCAATTCAAATGTTACAACTATTAGAAAAGTTAGGATATACTGATATTGTATATGTTGCAGGTTCTGATAGAGTAGAAAGTTTTGATAAACTGTTTAACGATTATAACGGTAAAGAATATAACTTCAATAGTATTAAAGTAATAAATGCAGGCGAACGTGATCCGGATGCAGAAGGTGCTGAAGGCATGAGTGCAAGTAAGATGAGATCGGCTGCCGCTCAAGGAGACTTAGATTCATTTACTCAAGGTGTTCCTAAACTAGCAGCTGCAGAAGAAATGTATAATGCTGTACGTAAAGGTATGGGAATTAAAGACGAAGTACCAGCACAAGAAGATACGGCTAAGAATAACGACGACTATCAAGCAAAGAAAAAAGCACTACAAGATATTCAAGCAGATCCAAACACTGCTAAAGATCCTGAACTTAAAAAAGAACTTGCACGTAGAAAAGCTGAATTAGAAAAAACAAACGAAATATTAGGCTTTGCTACTAAAAATCCAAAACGTGCAACTATAAAAGTTAAAAAACGTCCACCAGAAGAAGATAGTGTAAAAGATAAAATTGCAAAACGTAGAGCAATGGCCGCTAAAGGCGATTCTCGTGCGTTTAAAGCAGGCGCACTTGGCGAAGGCGACTTAGTAGTGGATAAAGGATCATTAATATCATACCTACGTGATATGATACAAAAATATGTTATGGAAGAAAACGATGTTGAAAAACTTTCTCAACTATTAAAATTTATGGTAGGTAAAGAAATTAAGTCACATGGTGATAAAAGATATCGTATTACTTCTGAAGATATAGTTGAGGCTTTAGGACGTGGATGAGCTTGCACAAATAGTAAAGTTAGCAGGAGTTAATGAGTTTAAAGGATATCAAGAATATACTTTAGAGAACATGAGTCATACTGCTACCGAACTAAAGCAAAAAGAAAGAGAAATGGGTATAAAACCCGGAGACCAAGAATGGTTTAAATTATGGTTTAGTTTACCTTATATGAACGGACCAGTAAAGTTTAGAGGACGTACAAAATGAATCTTCGTCAGTTATTTGAAAGAGGAAGAATTGTTCCAGGTGTTAACACTACGCCTGATGTCGGTCCTAACGAAATTAAAAAACAAGCTGCAAAGTTTGGATTTAAAGTAGACAAAGACGGCAGACCACAAAATCATCCTAAAAAAGTAAAAGGTTCTAAAACGAATGTTGCATTTAACTTAGGCATGACTGAAGGCAACATGCTTGCTAATCCTAAAAATACATTCCTTACAAAAGCAGACACAGCATACGACTTTATTAAGGTAGGTACAAACTTAGCAAACTTAAAAGATGTTCCAGCAGGCGGAAATATGGACGAGCCAGACATAATGATTGCTCCATATGCAGGCGCTAAAGAAATGAAGTATCTTATGAAGCAACTTAATCGTATTGGTTATAAAACACAAGATGCTCAAGGCTATCAAGATGCCCACTATGACGAAGAGCCAACTGGTGGAGAAGCACCTCCACAAATGAAGGCACAAGGTCCATTAGGTAAAATTAAAATATCTAAGTTACGTGGTGTACAAAAAGAAAGAACATACGAAAAATTAGCAAAGCAACTTGAACGTGTATTAGAAGACGACTATGCTCCGTTACAGATTGACCGTAAAGGTAGAGTAATTAACGGACATCACAGACTAGATGCATTACGTTTAGTAGGTGAAGAATATGCTCGTGTACATATGATCGACGATATAGTAGAAAACATAAAAGAAAACTTTGCTGATGGTAAGAAAAAAGGCAAAAGCAGACCTGGTAGAGTAAAGAAGTCAGGTGCTAGTTGTAACGGTAGTGTTACCAGTTTAAGAGCAAAAGCAAAGAAATCTAGTGGCGAACGTGCTAAAATGTACCACTGGTGTGCTAATATGAAGTCAGGTAGAAAGAAGAAGAAATAATGTTTAGCAAACAATGTAAATTACACTTAGAAGAACAAGGCGAAACAGGATTAGAACATATGAAGGCTGCACTAAAAACAGCCGTACAACTACAATTACTTGTACCAGCACTAGTAGTACACAGTGTTGCACCTAGGTTCTTTACTGATACAGCAACAAGAGTAATGAAAGATATTTTGCACAATCGTAAAGATGCATAAATACAATATAAGTTAATTCGGGATTTAAAAATGAAGATATACGAAATTACATCAATTAAAAAAGAGTCAACTCAATTAGACGAAGCATTACCAGCGTTATTAATACCTGGTATTATTGCAGGCGTAAGAATTGCAGGTGGTTGGGCAGCAAAACAAGGTGCAAAAATACTTGCACAAAGAGGCGCAGCGGCTGCAGGCGCAAAAGAATTAGGCAAACAGGCTGCTAAACAAACTGCTAAAGGAGCAGGTGCTGTTGCAAAAGGTGTTGCTAAAGCACCAATTAAGCACCCTGTTGCAACTGCTACAGTAGGTGGCGGAGCATATGTTGCTAAGAAAGCAGGTGATGCAATTGACGCTGTTGGTGATTCAGTTGATGACATTGTAGCAAAAGCCGGAGATGGCATTGATGCTATAAGAGATCAAATAACAGCCGCATTTGGTAATGCAGGGTTTGGAAAAGTTGCAGCATTTGCATCTAAGTATGCAATTCCAGCATTGGCCGCTGTTGCTATACTATATGGCGGTAAAAAGATTTGGGATTATTTAACTAAAGAAGGCGAAGCACAACCTGCAACAGAAAGTGCTACAGCAGGCGCTACAGCATCGGGCAACGTAGCATCGGTTGCTAATCCGGTTGCGGCTAATGCTAAAATTAAACGTGATAAAAAAGGTGTTCCAGTAGCACCACAAAAGAAAAACAAAGATGGTACTGCTGTTAATGCGTTAGACATGGATAACAATATTATGGGCGGTAAACCAATTAAAAGGGTGCAATAAAATGGCTGATAAAGATAAAAAACCTAAAGTAGATCCAAACAAAAAACCTAAAGGTGCATTTGCTCAAGGGTTTGCAAAAGGATATCAAGCAACTGGCAAAGTAACAGATCCTGATTCTTTACGTAAAGGTATTAAAAATAAATGGAAAAGCATGATAACTCCAGATTCTGATCCAAAGCAAAAAGAAAAAGAAAAAACAACTGAAGGTCTTGCTGATAAAGCAGACATGGCTGAACGTGATCATGAAGTACAAATGGCTCGTGCAGACTTATACAAGATTGCAAAGTATGCTATCGAACTACACGACATGATGAAAAAAGTTACAGAAGCAGAAGGTATTGAAGGTTGGCAACAGGCTAAAATTACTAAAGCTGCAGACTACATGAGTAGCGTTTTCCATTCATTAGATTATGATTTAAGATTTAACGAACCTCAAGAACCTACAGTTGAAGGCAAAAGCCCACACAAAAAAGGTACTAAAAAATATAAAGCACACATGGCTGCTATGCATGCCGAAAGTGTAAACGATCCGTATAAAAAAGGATTAATGGATAAACTACACGAAGCAAAACAAAGTGTTTGTAAAGAATGTGGCAATCCAAGTTACACAACACTACCAGAAGAAAAGCAAAAAGGCGTTGACGGCAAAGTATGCTGGAAAGGCTACAAGCGTATGGGCACCAAGAAAAAAGGCGGCAAGACTGTAGATAACTGCGTGAAGATGTAATTATGGCAGATGACTTTTACAAAATGAGTTCAATGATGAAGGACTTATTTCCTTCGAATCCTCAAGCAGATAGAGAAGCATTAATGGGTATGGCTAATGGCGGGCAACCGCAACAAAGTGCTGAATCCACAAAAAACTATGTGCAAGAAAGTGTAGATGTACCACAAGGTAGTTTACAAATGGATAAGAACTATAGTGTAAACGACTTTGCTGCTCTTGCAGGTGTTACTAAAGCACAACCAAATCGTGTAGTAGAAACAATAACAGATCAAGATTATCAACCAATTCCAGAAACAACAGACAAGGATCTACGTATTCAACAACTTGAAGAACGTGTATCTAAACTAGAGGCATTAATAAAAGAAAGACCATTATCAAAAGGCGAAGAAAAGAAAAAGGAAAAGATTGTAAAAGGCATGAAGAAAAATAAAGGCGATTTTGAGAAGCGTTACGGCAAAGACGCAGAAGCAGTTATGTACGCAACTGCTACTAAAAATGCCAAAAAAGAGTCATTTATCAAAGATGAACTTTATCGTAAATTAAAAGAATACGAATATAAATCAAAATAATTGCTTGACTTCTAAGCAAATTTCCTATATAATATACTAATTACAAACTAAACTCAAAGGAGAACTTATGAGCAGTAGGACCTATGGTGCCGAAGAGAAGGCCAAATTAGAGCGGCTAGTAAACGAAGGCGTTACCGTGATGCAGGAAATAGAAGACTTGAATTTGGGTCTTAAAGAAACAGTTAAGGCTGTTGCAGAAGAACTAGACATTAAACCGTCTATGATTAATAAAGCAATTAAGATTGCACAAAAAGGTGATTGGGAGAAAGTAGCGAATGACTTTGACGACTTGGAAACATTAGTCGTTACTGTCGGTAAGGACAAATAACGTGCAAAGCATAAAAGACTTTTACACAGATAGTCTTAAATCCGACCCCATTGCACACTATGCAGAAATGATTGGTGCTGTTGCTGTTATTATTGGAAGTAGCATACTAACATGGACTGTACTTACTCCTAGACCGGATATTTTTATACCGTTCTATTTTGTAGGTAGTTGTGCAAGTTTTTTTGGAGCATATCGACGTGGACTACCTTGGGTACTAGTACTCACAGGTTGGTTCATTATTATGAACATGATAGCACTAAGTAGGCTATATATTGTATAACGCCAAAGACAATTGTCAGGCATGTATGAAGGTTAAGTTGGCCATAAGCAACAGGAGAAAATATAATTGAGTTACGTAGACGCACTATTTGATCGCGACTCTGACATTATCAGAGTTGTCGAACGCAAAGATGGAAAAAGACATTTCCATGAATATCAAGCAAAATATACATTTTACTATAAAGACCCTCGCGGTAAGTATAAGAGCGTTTATGGCGATCCTTTAAGTCGTATTGTTTGTAAGAATACAAAAGACTTTCGAAAAGAAGTAGCAATCAATCGAGACAAACAACTTTTTGAAAGCGACATCAATCCTATTTTCCAATGTTTAAGCGAAAACTATCTTAACCAAGATGCTCCTAAACTAAACATTGCTTTCTTTGATATTGAGACAGACTTTGATCCAGAGCGTGGCTTTGCCGATCCTGCTGATCCATTTATGCCTATTACTTCTATATCTGTATACTTACAGTGGTTAGAAACAATGGTATGTTTAGCAGTTCCGCCTAAGACACTTACAATGGAACAAGCTGAAAAAGAACTAGAAGGCATTGATAATGTAATGCTGTTTGAACAAGAAAGTCAAATGATTGATACTTTCTTAACACTGATTGAAGATGCTGATATCTTGTCAGGTTGGAACAGTGAAGGTTATGATATTCCGTATACTGTAAACAGAACTAGTCGTGTACTAAGCAAAGACGACACTAGACGTTTTTGTCTGTGGGGTCAGTTACCTAAGAAACGTGAATATGAAAAGTATGGTAAATCAGCTGTTACCTTTGACCTAATAGGCAGAGTGCATTTAGATAGTTTGGAATTATATCGTAAATACACATATGAAGAACGACACACATATAGACTTGATGCCATTGGCGAAATCGAAGTTGGTGAAAACAAAGTTCCTTATGAAGGCACTTTGGACCAGTTGTACAACAATGACTTTAGAAAGTTCATCGAATACAACATACAAGATACCGCACTACTGGACAAGTTGGACAAAAAACTAAGATTTATTGATCTTAGTAACGAACTTGCACACGCAAATACTGTTTTGCTACAGACCACAATGGGTGCTGTTGCTGTTACAGAACAAGCGATTGTAAACGAAGCACATCACAGAGGACTACAAGTTCCTAACAGACCTAAGCGAGATGACGAAAACACACAAGCCGCTGGTGCATATGTAGCATTTCCGAAAAAAGGATTGCACAAATGGATTGCATCAATGGATTTGAATTCACTGTATCCGTCAGTAATTCGTGCATTGAATATGGCACCCGAAACTATTATTGGACAAATACGTCCTGAGATATCAGATGCTCGTGTACAAGAAGATATGGGCTTAAAGAAAAAGTCGTTTGCAGGAAGTTGGGAAGGACGTTTTAGTACAGAAGAATATGAAGCAGTCATGGAACAGAAACGTGACATTGCTCTTACTGTTGACTTTGAAAACGGACAAACTGAAGTGTTTAGTGGTGCTGAACTATACAAGATTATTTTTGACAATAACAATCCATGGATGCTTAGTGCTAATGGTACAATCTTTACAACAGAGTTTGAAGGTGTTATTCCAGGTATTCTTGCAAGATGGTATAGTGAACGTAAAGACTTACAAGCACAACTTAAGAAAGCAAAAGATGCCGGTAATGCTGTTGAAACAGAATATTGGGATAAGCGACAGTTAGTTAAAAAGATTAACTTAAACAGTTTGTATGGTGCTATTCTTAATCCTGGTTGTAGGTTCTTTGATAAACGTATTGGTCAATCAACAACACTAACAGGTCGTACTATTGTTAAACACATGAGTGCAGAAGTTAACAAAGTTATTACAGGCACATATGACCATGTTGGTGAAGCAATGATATATGGTGATACT